TCCTGCCTTGGCTGCGACGTTTTGAGGCGGCGTTCACCCGCGACCTCATCGCGCAGCCCGACAAGTATTTCGTGGAGTTCGACGTGCGTGGCTTGCTTCGCGGCGACGCCGCGGCCCGGTCGCAATACCTTTCCAGCATGATCGACCGCGGCGTGATGAGCGTGAACGAGGCCCGCGCGGCGGAGTCGCTCAACCCGGTGGAGGGCGGCGACCAGCATTTCTTCCCGCTCAACATGACCACCGTGGAGCGGATGGCGGCGGAGCCGGTTGCCCCGGCGAAGGAGGAGCAACCCACCGAGGAGTCGCCCGCGGAGGAATCGCAACCAGCGTCGGCACCGACCGGCACACCGGACACCGTGGAGCAGAACTTCGCCGCCGCCGCGTTGAACGGTGCGCAGATCACAAGCCTTCTGGAAGTGCTTGCGAACATTGCATCCGGTCTGCTCACGCCGGATGGTGCGAGCGCGGTGCTTGCCGCGTCGTTCCCGCAGCTATCGTCCCAACAGGTCAGTGCCATCATCGCCGGGGTCAAGGTGACCGCACCGGTGGTGCAGCCCGTCGCAGGAGTTCCCAATGCCGACCCAGCAACTTCTTGACCTTGGCGATCACGGCGCGCTGGAACGCCGCTTCATCGTGACCGAGACGGCGGACGCCGCCGTGCCAATGCTTTCCGTGGAGACGCGGGCGGCAAAGAAGGAAGACGGCAGCGATGACGAATCCGCCGAGCCGCAGGAGTGGATCGTCGGGTACGCGGCACGCTTTGGCGTTGACTCGCTCGACCTTGGTGATTTCGTGGAGCGGATTGACCCCGGCGCGTTCTCGCTGGTGTCAGAGCGGCGCGGACGCAAGACGCCGCTGATGACGCGTGCGCTTTTCAACCACGACCCCAACTACGTTCTTGGGCGGTTCCCCGAAACGCTCAAGCTGTCGGTGGACGAGGTCGGCTTGCGGTACGAGGTGCTTCCCCCCGCCGCGCATCGCGGGCTGGTCGAGTCCATCCGTCGAGGCGATATCCGCGGAAGCTCTTTCGCGTTCGTCATCGCAAAAGGCGGCGAGTCATGGCACGTCGAGAACGGGCGGCATATCCGCACCGTGACCGCGGTGTCGGACCTCATGGACGTGGGGCCGGTGACCTACCCAGCGTACCCCGATGCAAGCGTGAGCGTGGCGCGTCGTTCGTTCGACACACACACCCGCGTCCTTGCCGACCGCGGTAGGCGGATCGCGGAGGCGCAGAAGTTCGTCGCGGCCCGCGCTCAATACATGGAGTGGCTTGCTGCCAATGGCAAACGCTAAGAAGCAGACCGGCGACAACTGCGAGTGCGGTGGCGGTCGGCTGCGCACACGGTCCAGCCGGTCGTGCGGCGACTACCAGCTTCGCTATCTTCAGTGCCGCAAGTGCGGCGCGACGTGTCGCTGCGTCGTGAAGGCCGACGCCATCTGGCGTCGCAGCCGGTGAAGTGTTGTACCGTACAACACTGCACCCTCGCCCCGCGTGACCTCTCCGCGTAGGTTTGAGGAATCGGAGCAAGACGCTCCGCGTCCCCGCACTACATGGAGGTTCCCCGTGGCCGATCCCGTCCCCGCCGATGACGTTGTTGCCGACGGCAAGCAGGTCAAGATGCTGCTGGACACGCTCGCCTCCGTTCTTGCGGAGATGGGCGTGCTGACCGACGAGGCGGACGAGGCCGCGGAGCCGATGCCCGAGGAGAAGTCGGCGAAGCTGGACGAGCTTTGCCAGCGTGCGGAGTCGATCAAGTCGCAGATTGAGCGGCTGCGGAAGATCGCCGCAAAGGAGCGCGAGCTGCGCGCGGTGCTGAACCGTGCGGCCCCGGCCCCCGTGTCCGCCATCGCCAAGGAAGAAGTTGCCGAAACCCCCGTCGAGGAGAAGCGGATGAGCGTCCCTGCCCTGCCCCGTGTCACGAACGTCCGTGGCTTCACCGGCCCCAACGCCGACGAGCGTGCCTACCGTGCGGGCATGTGGTATCGCGGCTACGTGTTCAACGACGCCGAGAGCCGTCGGTGGTGCAAGGATCACAGCGTCGAGGCCCGCGCTCAGGCCGAGGGTTCGTCCACGCTGGGCGGCGCGCTGATCCCCGACGAGGTGCTGGATCAGGTCATCGTGCTGGTGAACGAGTACGGGCAGTTCGCCCCCAACGTCCGCACCGTCACGATGAACAACGAGACGCTCGCGATCCCGCGGCGTGCCGGTGGTCTGACCACGTACTGGGTCAACGAGAACTCGACCGTGACCGACTCCGACGCCGCGTGGGATCGGGTCAACCTCGTTGCCAAGAAGCTGGCGGTGTCGAACCGTATGTCGAGCGAAATCCTCGCCGACAGCATCATCGACCTCGCCTCGTACATCACGGTTGAAATCGGTCGTGCTTTCTCCAAGACGATTGACGATTGCGGTTTCAACGGCACCGGTGCGGCTGGCTACGGCGGCATCACCGGACTCATCCCGGCCATCGCCGCGGTGAGCGGTGCCAAGGGCATCGTGCAGTCTGCCACCGCCACGTCGTTTGAGACGTTTTCGGTGCAGGACTTCGTGACCGCCCTCGCGGCACTCCCTCTCTACGCGAGGGCCAATGCCAAGTGGTTCGTGTCGCCCGCGGGTTTCGCCGCGTCGATGCAGCGGCTGGCCCTCACCAGCGGCTCGTCCACCGGCCTGTCCGGCGGCAACACGCAGGACAGCGTGCAGAACGCTCTTGGCCTGCGGTTCCTTGGCTACCCCGTCGTGCTGTGCAACATGATGGACAGCACCCTTGGCACCGACAACGCCAAGATCAAGGTGCTGTTCGGTGACCTTGAGCTTGCCGCGATCTACGGTGACCGGAAGGCTGTGAACATTCGCACCAGTACCGAGCGTTACGCGGAGCTGGATCAGACGCTCATGGTCGCCACGACCCGCCTGGACATCCAGGTGCATGGCGTCGGCTCCAACACCGAGGCCGGTGCCTACGTCGCGATGAAGACCAAGGCTGCTTCCTGAGCCACGGACGGCTGACGCGGGCAGGGATGCCCTCTGATTCTTCGCGGGGCGGACGGACGCAATTCCGCCCGCCCCGCGTTTCTTTCTGGAGTCTGCCGTGCCGTACAACAACCTCGTCTTCACGAATCTGTACCTTGGCGACACGGGTCGCAGGTACCGCTCGCTTGCTAGGATTACGCAGCCGGTGGTCGAGCCGGTGTCGCTGCGTCACCTCAAGGCGCATCTCCGCATTGAGCATGACGAGGAAGACGAGTACCTCACGTCGCTCATATCCGCCGGGAGGTACTACGCGGAGGCCCGGTGCGACCGCTGCTTTGTTGACACGCAGCTTGAGATGCAGACGGACACGTTTCCGGCTGCGATTGAGTTCCCACTGCCTATGCCGCCGTTCAGCCCGACGCCGGGCAGGCAGGCGATTGAGGTGAGCTACCTCAACGCGGGAATGGTGCGGCTCACGATGACTGAAACGGAGCCAGCCATCACGTCCAATCCCGGTACGTTCCTCGCGCAGCGTTTTAGCACGCCCGCGGTGTTGACCCCAGCGGTGAATGGGTACTGGCCGGTGACCGGCCCGGTGCGGTCAGCGGTCACGGTGCGGTGGTGGGCGGGGTACGGAGCCGACGCGACGGCTGTGCCGAAGGGTATCGTCCACGCGATCTTGATGCTGGCGGCGCATTGGTACAACAACCGCGAGGCGGTCATGACCGGCTCCGCCGTTGCGACCGCCACGGTGCCGATGGGGGTGGACGAACTGCTTGCCGTTCATGGCTGGGGGTCTTACGCATGAGTGAATTGACCACGCGCATTTCGCTGGCGCTCACGTCGCACCTGCGCACGGACGGCGAATTCGACTCGCTGCTTGTGTACCCGGCTTCGTTTGAGCGGCTGCTCACGCACGGCACCGGCGGCTATCAGTGCCAGAAGGTGTACGCCGACTCCGGTGTCGTTGTCACTGGCGGAAAGGCGGTCGACCTGTCCGCCGCCGGTTTTACGTCCGTAAAGGTTTTCCTGTTGCAAAACCTGTCCGACCCCGCAACGCAGACCGGCGGCACCGTAACGGTGTCCGGCGGCGTGTCCGCACCGTGGGCGGCACGCGTTGCAACGGTGGGCCGCGGTCAGGTGGACTTCGCGTCCAACGACTACACAGGCTGGGTGGTGACCGGCACGGCGAAAAACATCATCATCGGCGGCACAGCCGGAACCAGCTACAAGCTCATCCTGCTGGGAACCTAGCCATGTGGTTTGCCGGTGACTTGAAGCGGCGCGTTGTGATTGAGCAGCCGCGGGAGGCGGTCAACGCGCTTGGCGAAACGACGCTTACGTGGGTCGTGTATGCCACGACGTGGGCGTCTGTCGAGGGCTTGAACGCTCGCGAGATTGTGCAGAGCGGACGGCAGCAGTCGGTCATCTCGTACAAGGTGCGGATGCGACGCGTACCGGGCATCACGACGCGCATGCGGCTGCGATGGAACGGCGGCGTGCTGAACGTGCAAAGCGTGCTGTACCGCGGGTCGCAGCTTGAGGACATCGAACTGCTTTGCGCCGAGGAGGCCGACTGATGGCTGGCTTCCTTGGCGATAAATCCAACTCCATGAAGGTGGAGGGGATTGAGCTTGTAATGGATGCCATCCGGCGTCTGCCCAACATCGTCACAAGCAAGCATCTCTACAAGGCGATGGGCAACGCGCTCAAGCCGATGGAGAACGAGCTACGCGCACTGACGCCGCAAGGACCGACCGGCAGCCTCTACAAAGCCGTCGGCTCGCGGGTGCGCAAGTACGGCGGTGCCGCTGGCGGCGTGGTGTTTGGCGTGGTCGGCTACAAGCGTGCCGTCAGCAAACAGACCGGCGACAACAAGGGGTTCCACTCGCACTGGATAGAGTTCGGCACCGAGGACCGCACGCCCAAGAACTCGCGGATTCTTTCGTCGCTGGCGTTGTCGGAAAACTACACGCCCCCCGGCTGGAAGTTCGCGTGGCCGATGGTTACGCGAAAGGCCCGCGGTCTACGCGGCTATCACCCGCTGGGCCGGGCATTCTCGACCACGTCGAAAGAGTGCGCGGACAAGCTGGCCGCGGAACTGGAGCTTGCGCTCGACCGTGCCATAGACGAGGCCCGCGTCAGAGGGTTTGAGTGATGCTGAAAAACATCGTCGAGAAGTTTGTCCACTGGCTGCTCACGACCGACCCGCGGTCCGCGTATCACCTTGGGCATCGCGTCTATCCGGTGCTTGCACCGCAGGGCGCAACCAAGGCGGGTGCGGACGGCATCAGCACGTTCGCCGTGTACCGGCGGCTGTCCACCGACCGCGACACCGTTGACCTGACCGGGCTGATAAACACCAGCCACGTAGAGCTACAGGTCGAGTGCTACGCGGACACCTACGTCGCGGTACGCGAAGCTGGCAACGCCGTTTTTGACGTGCTGGCTTCATACACGGGCGACGCCTACGGAAGTAAAATACTAAGTGTGGTGCAGTCGGCGGAGTCCGACGAGGTTGCCATGCCGGTCGACGGCAAGGCGACTCCCATATACGCACTGTCGCAGACGTTTTCGATTCGGCTGACCGAGTAGCAACAGGAGGGCAAGGATGCCCGGCACGAGCACAGTTGTTTCTTCGCAGGGCAGCGCCGGTTTCACGTTCGCCGGGCTGACGGGAAAGATCACCGCCATCGACGTTTCGGCGAGCGCGGCGCAGACCGACGTGTCGCATCTTGGCGTTGCGGCGGGTCAGCGTCGGCTGTTCAAGAAAGCGCCGCTGTCAGACAGCCCCGAGGTGAAGGTTGACTTCATCGGCGACGGTCTGCCGACCGTTGGTGTGAAGGGCAGCTTCACGCTCACCGGAAATTTTGGCAGCACCAAGGCCAGCGAATGCACGCAAGCAATCTGCACGCAAGCCAGCGTGAAGGCCGCGGTCGGAGACCTCATCAAAGGCAGTGCCACCTTCAAGCTCAGCAAGG